CGAGCCGAACCCATACGGCATGGATAGATATCCTGTGGCGCCGATGCTAGCATATTTTACAGCGGACACCCCATATTATGCTTATAAATTTCGTGGTATTTGTCGTGACCTTCGTGATCCACAGTATCTTTTTAACAGGCTTAAGGTATCTAATCTCGAGATTTTGGACGCGCAGCAGCAAGGATTAAAAGTTAAGAAAGGGGCTCTCGTTACTCCTGAGGATGCCTTGAACCAGGGTCATGGGCGTGTGTTGAGTATAGATCCAGAGTTTCAGATGGACGATGTGCAGCCGATGCCTATTGTGCCGCCGTCGCCGGTGATGCTACAGATGGAAGAGATGTTGAAAGATGTTATTTATCGTGTGTCGGGTGTTGATCCGCAATCTATGGGAATGGAAGTTGAGGATAAGGCGGGCATTATCTCGATGATGCGCCAGGCGGCGACGGCGAGGAATTTAACACGATTGTTCGATCAGGCGGATGAGACGCAGAAGCTTTGCGGTGATATTGAGGTCGAATTTATTCAGAATATGTGGACATTTGGCAAGGTGAGACAAGTTATTGGTGAGGAGCCGACGGCGGAATTCGACAATAAGATATTCTTCAAATACGGCTGTAAAGTCGTACAAGTACCATTGACAGAAACGCAACAACAACTAGAGCTTGCACAGCTTCTACATTTACAGCAGATAGCACCTGATACTATGCCTATGGATGAAATCGTGGAAGCGATGACTATACAGAATAAAGATCGCATTGTCGAGAAGATTCAGGCGAAACAGAAGACGATGCAGGAGCAGCAGCAGAAGATGGAGGCGTTGCAGATGAAGCAACTCGAGGTCGATATGATGACTAAAGTTGCATATGCACATAGCCAGGAGGGTCTTGCTAAGGAGCGTGTTGCCAAGATAACGACGGACAATGCGGTTGCACAGGATAAGTTGAGACGTGCACATCAGGAAGATACGGCATCATTGCTCAATGTGGTCAAGGCGTTAAAGGAATTGAAAGGTATGGATCTGGAGCATATCATGCAGCAAGTGGAAATTCTCAATGCATTAAGCCCGGCGGCGAATCCAGATAAAGAAGTAGTTGAAAACAAAGAGAATGTAGCATAAAAAACAAACTATCCGGAGGTAGTTATGGCAGAAGGAAGAAAGAACGGCGGGATGCCGAACGGGGACATGGCGATGAAGGGTGTGGATCAAGGTGACATGTCACCACATATCAAAGATTATCAGAAGCCAGAGGGCGAATTCGCCGAGCGTGGTTTCAGTAAGACGCTGGAATATGTCCAGAGACAAGATCGCATGCAAGGCGGTATGTCTAAGGGGTTGAATAAGCAATCGTATAACGGGCGGTATTCATAATGCATAGGCCGAGTAAAAATGATCCAGATTTATCAAGTCGTAAATCAAATGGCGGTCAATATATCGAGGTTCAGAAGGGGCCGGTGCGATGCCAAGAGACTGACTCGTTAGCATTCCCGGCGCGCGATCCTACGGCAAGAGACATGGAGATGCTGGCGATGCGACGTGATGGCATGTCCCTCAAGCTTCATGAGCCGAAGAGATGATTGATTTCAGATCTGCCATGTGTAGAAACTGAACGGGGTGCGTGTAAAAAGCGTGACCCCTTTTTTTCATTTAAGGATGATTATGAAACCGAATGAATCTCAAAAAGAATTTGATACGATTTTCCCTAAATTGCCTAAAAAAAAAGGTAAAACGGTGGGAAATCCGCCGAAAGTGCAGCAGATGCCATATAGGCCGCGCAAGGAAAGTAAGAAATGAATAATCAATCAGAGATAGAATTTATTTATATACCTCATTCAGGAGAGTTACGAGAAGAATTCGGTTCTTCAATGCCCCTTCGTTTCTTAGGGCCTTCTGATGTGAAATGTTATGATAGTGAAAACAATGAGATTGTAATACCTATGTGCGAAAAGTGTGGAATTCATAAAGGCGAAGTAATAGGACTTACCTGCTCAGCATGGGTTTGTATGTGTTGTGGGAGTCAATGATGAATAACCAAAGCCGATATGACCCTAGCAGAAAAACCGTCGGTGCTATATACCGCGATGCTCAGTTCAGCGGTGATAAGCAAGTAATCTGCGGTGATATGAACTATGAGATGCGTAAATCCCTCGTTGACGATCTTAATGAGACGGTAGTCAAGGGCAGCAAAGACTTCGGGGGTCGCCCGTTCTATATCACGGTGCACGAGAAGAGGGATCTTCAGATGAAGAATGCTTTCATCCGTCGCATGATAAAGACGAAGTACCGGCCATATCCCGAGGACGACACGCTCGTCTTCAAGGTGAATCCATATACTAACGACGTATATTTCTGTTGGGAGCTGCCGCATAGGACCAATATGTTGAATATGCTGGCATGTCCCGATTTATATGACGCGGCTCAGTTGCAGAAATATCGGCACTGGGAGGCGATGAGATTAGAGTATTTCGGATTCATGAAGAATGAGGAAGGCAACTGGGTATCTAATCCCATGTATCGCGGGGACACGGTGGTCTCGGCGAAGCAACAGGATGTTGCACCTGTTTCCATGCATGTGACGGGGGAACGCGGAGCGATTGATTTTCCCGAAGCTTCCTAGTCCAATGATTATTTCTTAATTGAACCATGCCTTTTTCGTAGCATTCTGGTGAGCAGAAGGCGCTGCGTTGTCTTTTTTTGGCATTGTCGATATGTACCACTTCGGCGGCACAGATGCGGCAATAATTCTTTTTCTTAGCAGCCTTTTTGGGGCACGCTTTCATCTTTTCTTTATACACACATTGATAACAAAACTTATGATTCGGTAAGAAATCTTTATCTTGTCTTATTGTTAGACACGATTCGCAGATATCCATAAATCTCTTTAATTATCTTTTTTATTTGACATATACATTTTCTATTCCAGATTGTCAAGATCGGCGTACAAAAGGCGAACTAGCCATTCGCAATCGGCGTATGTGGGACTAGCCGTCCACGAAATAAACAAAAGGAAATTCATGGCAGAAGAAACAACCCAAAACAGCGAAGTTGCTGAGGTAGCGCCTCCGGTTGAACCCCAAGTCAATGAAGTTAGTGAGACGAAGAAGCTTAAGGATGAAGCTGACGAGCGTAACTTTAAGGCGATGCGTCTCAAAAATGCCGAACTCGAGAAGAGAGTCAGACAATTTGAGGATATGCAGATGCAGCTTATGCAGGCCCAGGTGGGGAGCATGAGTGCTAAGCAGCAACCTGAGGTCGACGAATTTGACAAGATCGGTGCCGATGAGTTTATTCCGAAGGGCAAAGTAGTAGAGCTAGTCGAGAAGAAGGCTCAGAAGTACGCGGAGCAGATTGCTAAACGAGAAGTTGAGACATACTTCAAGAGGCAAAATGACAGTCAATTCATGGATCGCTTGAATCGTCAATTTTCCGACTTTTCCGAGGTCGTCAATCCCGAAACTTTATCTCTCTTAGAAGAGAAGGAGCCGGAGTTGGCGCAGACGATAGCGGATCTGAAAGACCCGTATAAAATCGGGGCGACGAGCTATAAATACATCAAGGCGATGGATCTTGCTAATAAGACACCGGAAGTACGAAGGCATAAGGAGATCGAGAAGGCGATAGAGAAGAGCGAGAAGGCTATTCAGTCGCCGGCATCTTTCGATAAGAGGCCGATTGCCCAGGCGTTCAAGCTTACGGATGCTATGAAGAAGGATTTATACCGCGAGATGCATGGATATGCCGCGCTAGCCAATTCGGTTCCCGAACTCGTCGTATAGACGGGAAAGGAAACCAAAATGACCGTTTCGATAAGTACGCTGCCGCCACAGATTCAGCAGCGCTACAATGCCAAGTTACTATCAACTCCTGAGCACAACTTGATACACCAGTTGTTTGCGTCGCCTGTGGAGTTGCCAGATAACAACGGCTTCATTGATCGTCAGAGCAGATACGACAGACTAGATTTGTTTGAAGTGCCGCTTGATGATGCTCAAAACAACCCACCACCTCAGCAGTTAAACCGTGTTGATGTGGATTGCCGTGTACGTGTGTACGCGACTTATATCGTTCTTACTAGACAAGTTACTATCACTAACGAAGATCCTATCCTCAATAGTGCTGCAGCTCGTTTAGGTCAGTCATTGCGTGAAACGCAAGATGCTCTGCAACGTGATAACCTCGAAAGCTCTGCCTCGGTGATAAACTGTGTGGGTGGATCTGACGGAGATATTCCGACAGAGATGACAATTACCGATGTCGACGATGTATTTACCATCTTGCAGAACAACAGTGGTGAATATATCACGAACATCGTGGAAGCGGATTTGAAATTCGGCACAAGCCCGATTGGCGATGCCTACGGGTGCATGTTGACGACCAGGATGATTCCTGTGTTGTACAATATGTCCGGCTTCGTGAAGAAATTCCAATATCCGAACATTAGCCAAACCCTGTCTACAGAACTGGGTGGAGCTAATAACGTGCGATTCTTCGTCTCTGAGCAGGGGTCAGTATCACCCAATGCATCTATGCTTGGCAATGATGTGGCCAACTGCTTCGTCGCGGCGAAGGAATCGTACAAAGTGGTATGGCAAGCAGGGGGTAAGGCGCGCTTTATCTATCTGCCTCCAGGATATAACAACGACCCATGCATAAAAACAGAAAATGTGCATGTAAAATCTCAAGTGATTGACTTGGAAGCCTACGAATATGCTTTGGCAGCATAGTTATGGCGACAAGGCGCAAGGTAAATATATGTTGAACAATATGAACCCACAGGTTTACCAGCGTGAGAGACTAAGTCTTGAGACTCCGAAAGGAGATGCGATAGTCCAAACTACAGAGGAAACCTGTAGAGGGGAATTCGAAGCGGTTCCCCCGCCTAGAAATAGGTCAGTAGGCTTACTGTAGGCCGAAAGTAATAGAATGGTTAAGACATACAGCGGGTTGCTCGTTCTATCAAGGGCAGTGCATCACCAATGACCTTTGGATCCAGAATTTACGTTCCACAGGTATATAGGAGGTGCTTTATGCCTTTGCCATTTAGTTTTATTGGTAAGTGGGATTATGTGAATCCTGCGACACCTGTCGCGGTTAATATCCCGATGACGGATAAGCCGGACTGGGTGATTGTTAAGAATATAACCAATTGGGGTGACACTACGGCTGTTACTTCGATTGAATCCGAGTGGTTTAGTTCGATGGCTCAGGGGTCATATATCTCTGAGGACCAGACAGTGACTACGAATGCACTTGCTTCAAATGCTGGTGCGAGTGGTGGTTTCACTTTCGTTGATCAGACTAATCCTCCGACCTTTTCTAAGGTTGCGATTACGGCTGTCACAGGAACTTCTTTCGTTGTTTCAACAGGTACTACGACAGGTATTAATGTAGGCGACTTAGTTCGTCTCATTAATGTTACAGGTGCATTGGAACTTACGGGTTTCTTGTATCAGGTGACTGCTGTCAGTGCTGGTGTAAGTATTACCCTTGGCTATGCCGCTACGGCGGAGACGGCCCGAGGGGTTACATACGGCAGTGGTACAACAGGGTTTTACCAGAAAGTATATCCTGGCTTTATGTACCCGGGCGAGCGTCAAATTATGTTTATCAGTAAGGCGACACAGGCTAAAGTTTATTTTGCTCGTCAGAATGACTTTACTCCTGGCGAAATGGTTGACTTCCAGATACCTGTTCCTTATGGCATGACTCAGCTGAGTAACCTAACGGGGAATGCTCTCAGCCCTGTTTCGGGTAACAAACCTGGGCCGGCGAGGGTATTAGTTTCTACTAATACTGCGACAGAATCTTCTATCACAATAGATTACGATACTACAGGTTTCACGACCTTTACGTATCCGAGCTCAGCGAACTATGTCCTTGGTGCGTCGCCTCCGACTTGCTTCCCGGCGGGTTCGGGTATTGTGCCGCTCAATGGCAGTGCGACGATTCCGCAAAGTCCTCCAGGAACCAACTTGGTGGATGCATTTGACAATCGTGCACAGTACGTGATGAATCTTGGATTGAATGTTGTCGGTCCCGCGTCGGCGGCGATGGTCGTCATGGCCTTCAAAGCTGATTTTAATAATGCAATTACGAATGCGTAGTCGCCTAAGGGGGAGGGTTTTTATCCTCCTCCTTTGAAAGTGTAATTTACCTAGCAATGTAAGAAAAATAAGGGATGTGTATATGGAAGTAAGGGAAATGAGTAAGCAGTTGAAGAAGAGTTTGCCACCGCAGGAGCGGGAGGAATTGGTTAAGAAACTTCGCAAAGAAGACGACAAAATCCGCACAGGAATGTTCGAATTTCTCGACGCGCAGGGTGGGTGGCTTGAGTTCTCCTACCGGAAGTATCCTGGTGAGTCTATCAAATTGATTAAATTGATCCATGGCGAGATATGCGATCTGCCGATGGGGATAATTCGGCATTTGAATAACACGAAGAAGAAGGTTAGGAGATACAACATGGAGTTGCCGGCGACAGGAAGTTCGAGGACGCCGAGGACATTCGAGACGATATCGCGCGTGCGATTTACGCCGACGGATGTGTTGTAATGAGTTTCTTCATCCCATCGGACTTCGGTCCGCCGTTCGGGGCAAATTTCATCCCCAATCTGCAATATAT